CGGAAAAGCACATTGCAGGCGCTCCAAATTGAGCTTGGCGATGCGTTCCTGCCTGCCAAGAAAGAGTTTGACACGGCAATGATCGACTTCCTGAACAATGTCCGCTACAACATGCCTGCGCTGGAGAGGTTGGCCGAAACCTTGGGCGACCTTGCAAGCAGAGGCGTTAAGAAGCTGGGCGAAAAAATGGAAGAGTGGCTGCCAAAAATCCAAAGCGGTGTGGACTGGATGCTGGAAAACAGCGACAAGGTTATCTCCACAATCAAAGGAATCAGCCTGGCATTTGGCGCGTTAAAACTCGCCCCTGTGGCGGAGAGAATCGGAAAAATCGTAGGCAGTCTGTTTAGTAGCAAGAAAAACACCGACACCGGCCTGACAACCGTTGCAAAGATGGTAGTCAACGCCGCCGTGGTGTACATGAACGGAAAATCGGTCAAGGATGCGGCGGATGCTGCACCTGATGTGCTGATACCCGGAAACAAAACCAACACCGGGAACACCGGGAATAAAACGGCAAAGACAGGTCTTTGGGCTTGGCTGGCCGGGATTGGAACCAAGATCACCGGCGGGCTTGCATCTGCCGGTACTGCAATGGGAAGCGCAGCTACAACCACAGCAGGCGCGGCGGCGGCTGGCGCTGGCGGTATTGCTGGCGGCGTTATGGGCGGCGTTGGCCTGATTGCTTCCATCATCGACTTTTTCCAGGGCGCGAAAGCAGAGGATGCAAAAACGGCGAAAACCGAATACGCATCCGGCGGATCCAAGCTGGCAATGGTTGGCGGCGGCGCTGCTGCCGGTGCGGCTATCGGTTCCGTCGTGCCTGTACTGGGTACGGCAATCGGCGCGCTGATCGGCGCTGGCGTTGGCGGTATCGGTGCATTGCTTGGGGGCGATGCCCTGGGTGAATGGATCTCGGACAGCACGGACGAGGGCGGATGGATGAACAATGTGTGGAAAGCCGTGCGGGGCTTCTTCGTGGAAACCCTGCCGGAGTTCGTAACTGAAACCATCCCGGAGGCCCTGCGGACGGTGGGCGATGCTATTTCCAAATTCTTTACGCAGACGGTGCCAAACTTCTTTAGCGAGCTGTGGCGGAGCATCGAGGTATTCTTTACCCAAACTGTTCCGTACACCATTGGCTACGCCTGCGGCAAGGTGGCGGTATTCTTCACAGAGGATGTGCCGCAATTCTTCTCTAATCTTTGGGATAGCATTTCGACATTCTTTACGGACACCCTGCCCAACTGGGTGAGCAATGTGTGGAACAACCACATTGTACCGTTCTTCACCGAGGACATCCCCACATTCTTTAGCAACCTGTGGAACAGCCTAACTACTTTCTTCACATCGACATTACCCACATGGGCAAGTGACACATGGAATAACAAGATCGTGCCTTTCTTCACAGAGGACATCCCGACTTTCTTCGGAAACCTTTGGGACAACCTCTGCACTTTCTTTACATCCACACTCCCCACATGGGCATCCGATGTATGGAATAACAACATCGTTCCGTTCTTCACGGAAGATATACCCGGATTCTTCGGAAGCATTTGGGATAGTGTGACAACATTCTTCACCGAGGCCCTGCCAAATATCGCATCCAGCATTTGGGGTACTATCAGCGGTTGGTTTAGCGGAATCGGCGATTGGATCAGTCAGGCATGGTCGAATGTGACCAGCTTCTTTGGCGCAGGTTTCAGCGATGCAAAATCCGGTTCGGGTTACAAGCCTCACGCATGGGGCGGCATCATGACCTCCCCGCACATCGGCCTTGTGGCGGAAGCTGGCCCGGAGGCGATTATCCCGCTGTCCAGGAATAAGAACGCAAGGGGCATCAGCCTGTGGATGCAGGCTGGCCGAATCCTCGGCGTAGGCGCAAGACACCTGGCTTCCGTGGCTGGCTTTGGCGGCTTTAAGGCGTATGCCGATGGCGGTCTTGCCGGAAAGCTGCCGGGGATCTCCGCGCTGCGGGCAATCAAGCCGCAGAAGATCGTGGAGCTGAAAGACCCCGGCGAAGCACCCGGCGGCGGTCAGGGCAGCTTTACCTTTGCGCCCAACATCGTCATTCAGGGCAACGCAGACCGCGCCGTGATTGACCAAGCACTGGCCGAAGCAAAAGCGCAATTTGAGGGATGGTATCTCCAAATGCAACGCAGACAGGCCCGGACAAGCTACTAAGGAGGGAGAGCATGGCATACACAACCAAGAGCGGCGACACCTGGGATAAAATTTCCAAGGAGGTCTACGGATCGGAATACCATGCCGACATCCTTATGGCAGCAAACCCGGAGCAAATCGGAACCTTTATCTTTGAGGCGGGGGTGGAGCTTTCCACCCCCAACTATGTAGAGCAAAGGGACGGCCTGCTGCCACCGTGGAAGTTTGAGGCAAGCTATGAATAATGCACGAAGCCTGAAAATGGATGTGAGCTACAACAAGGTTTCTTTCGCGGAAAGGGTTGGAGCTGACATTGAGAGTATGACCTATACCGATGTTGCCGCTGATAACAGTGACAGCATCGACATTACCCTGAATGCCCAGGATGATAAATGGATCAACGGATGGATGCCTGAAAAGGGCGCTACCCTGATCCCGGACATCCTGGGCAAAGATTGGGAAAAGGACGGCGACAGCCGGACGATCCGCTGCGGCTCGTTTGTGTTGGACGATGTGGACTATGCGGATGCTCCCAGCACCATGCAGATGGGCGGCGTGAGCAAACCCAGCGATAGCGACTTTTCGGAGCTGGAGCGGGAAACCGTATGGAAAAACACCAGCATTAAGCGGATTGGCAAAACGATTGCAGACCGTTATGGCCTTGGCTTTTCCTATGATGCCGAGGATTATAGTATCGCCTGTGACGAGCAGGACGGCACGGACAGCAGCTATTACAACCAGTTATGCAAATACTATGGCCTGGTGCTAAAGGTTTTTGCAAGCAAGCTGTGGGTGTATGACCGGGAGGCGTACAAGGAAAAGAAAGAAGTCAAAACCTTTCGCCGCTCGGACATTGAGCCGGGCAGTTTCCAGTATCACACGACCCTTTCCGGCACATTCACCGGCGGCCATTTCAGTTACAGCGACCCGGACACGGATGCCGACATTGAGTGCAGTGTGGGTGGCGGCAAACACACAAAGAATGTGAACCGCCGGGCAACCAGCGTGCAGGATGCAGCCATTCAGCTATGCGCTGAGATCAACAATGCCAACCACGGCACCACTACCATCCGTTTTACTACGGATGGAGAGTGGGCCGTGAGCGCCAGTAATTGCATCAAGATCACCGGCTACGGCAAGCTGGACGGAAAATACTTTGTGGACAAGATCACGCATCAGGTCAGCAAATCCGGATTTGTGAGCAAGTTTGAGTGCAGCTTGGTAGCAAAGGGGTTCAAGCCCAGCGATGTGGGCGGAATCACACCCAAGCCGCAGGAGCAGCCGAAAGAAGAAAAGCTGGAGGCAAAGCAGGGCGCGGCAATCAAGCTGACTAAGGCAGCCGGTTATGTGTCCAGTGATGCCAAGAGCAAGGCTTGTACCTTGACCGGCAACTACTGGCTGTACGACGGAATCCTGATTAGAGGCAGATACCGCGTAACCAATACTGCGGCCCGCTGCGGCAAGAAGCCTGTGGGCAACAATGTCACCGCATGGGTAGATGCCAAAGATTGCGTTATTGTCGGTTAGTGAGGTAGACCTATGGGAAACCCAATTAGAACAGGCCGTGTCAGCTCTGTAAACTATCAAGAGGGAACATTTGAAGTTACCTACTTTGATCGCGGAAAGAGTGTCACGCAGAAAATAAATGCTGTGAGCAACGGCGAGTATAAGATGCCCAACATCGGCCAGGTGGTTAGTGTGATCCACAACAGCAACGGCGCGGCGGCTGCCGTTTCCGTGGGGACGATTTGGAACGCAACCAACCGCCCGGCGGAGGGGTACAAGGGGCTGTTCCGCAAGGAGTACGGCACCAAGCCCGGACAGGCTTTCAGCCGGTACGATGCGAATACAGGGGTATTCACCCTGACTATTGGCAAGGTAACCATCACGATCAACGGTGACGGCTCTGTGTACCTGAACACGGCGGGCAATATCACCATTAACGGCGTGAGCTTGGCGAATCACACCCACAGCGACGAGGGCAAAGGCCCGCCTAATCGGTAAGGAGGGATCACTATGGCAGGAAGTTTTATGGGCTGTACATTCACTGTCAGCAGCAAGAAGCTGTTGACCCCCAGCAATGTCAAAGGACAGACCGGCAGCGAATGGGCAACCCACAGCAGGACAGGAGCAAAGGCCCGGAGCCAGTGGATCGCCCCAAAACTGAAAAGCTACACCCTGGATCTTCTGCTCCGCGCCCAAGACGGCGTGAGGCCGAGAACCACACTGGAGAAATTGCAAAAGGCAGCGGAGAGCGCAAAGGTGGATTACTTCATTATCGGAGGAAAACCCTTGTCCTCCCTGCCTTTTAAGATTTTATCCATAACAGATAGTTGGGATGTGGTGTTGAGCGGCGGTGTGCTGACCCAGTGCATGGTCAGCTTGACCATCGAGGAATACACATAAGGAGGCAGCCTATGATCGACACCAGCAAACCCGAAATTGAAATCCTCCCCGGAACTGTGCATGACGATGTGCGCATTGAGATTTTTAACAATCTTCAAGTGCTGTACGCCACGCAGGCCGGGGAGCTTGCGTTAGATCGGGATTACGGAATTGACGGCCTCTCCATTGGTTATCCGCAGGAACACGCCAAGGCTATGCTTACGGCGGAATTTGTGCGGAAAACACAGCGGTACGAACCGCGGGCAAGAGTGGCCGAAGTTGATTGGAAAACCGATAGCGCAAACGGAAAGATAACCCCAAAGGTGGTGATTGAGCTTGTCTAATATCACAGAATTGGCAAACGCCCCGGAACTGAGTTTCATTAACCACATGACCTTGCAGGAAACCGAGGAGCTGGTGCGTGAAAACTTTGTGAGGGCGTACCGCGAGATCACCGGGAAAGACCCGGAAATGAGCGAGGCCAGCATTGCATACCTGATTGCCAAGGCATTCTGCGCTGTGGAATACCAAACGATGCAGTATGTGGATGCCAAGGGCCGGGCGGAGCTACTGAAAACCAGTACCGGCGATGCCCTGGACAACCTGGCAAATCTGCTGGGCCTTACCCGGACACCGCCCAGCAAGGCAACGGCCATGCAGCGGTTCACCGCTTCGGAAGCCATGGGCTTTGCCGTAGCGATCCCGGCGGGTACGCGGGTAAAGACCCAGGACGGCAGATACTTTGTCACCCTGGAATATGCCGAGATCAAGGCCGGGGAAACCTCCACGGAAACCATGATTGAGGCGGAAGTGGCCGGAACGGAGAGCGACGAGATTATGACCGGGGCAATCAATGTCCTGGTTGACCCGATCCCTTATGTGGCCTCCACCGAAAACACCACACCCAGCACCGGCGGCCTGGACACGGAGGACGATGATAGCCTGACCCGGCGCATCTTCCTTGCGCCGTCTGTTTACAGCAGCGCAGGCCCCACCGATGCCTACGAATTTTACGCACGATCCTGGCGCAGCGATGTGGCGGATGTGCGTACTGACAATCCCTCCCCCTGCAAGGTGGACATTTACTTTGTGATCCAGGACGAAAACGAATTGCGGTTACCCAATGCCGCAGAACAGGAAAGCATGAGGGCGTATATGTCCGCCGACAAAATCCGGCCTATGTGCGACTTTGTGGAGTGCAAGGCCCCGGAGGAAGTGGAGTACGCCATTGATCTTACATACTGGATTGCCGCCAGCGACCAAAAGAGCGCAAAGGAAATCCAGGACAAGATCGCCGCGGCGGTGGCGGACTTTGAAACATGGCAGCGGAAGCTGGGGCGGGATATTAACCCAACAGAGCTGATCGCAAGGTTGCGGGAAGCCGGAGCCAAGCGGGTCAAGCTGACGGCCCCGGAAGACATTACCGTGGGCAAGATCAAGCTGCCGAAAGTAACCAGCACCACCGTGACATACGGAGGGCTGGAGGATGATTAAAAGCCTAAAAGATGCCCGCATTGTAGACGGCCTGCCCCGCATCCTGGCGAAACAGCCTTGGGTGCGGGCATTGTCCGATGCTATGGGTGTGGTGCATGAAATGACTATGGCTTTTGCCGATCACAGCCAAATCTATACCGACATCGACAATGTGACGGAGGATGTGTTGGATGCACTTGCCGTCAACTGGAAGATTGATTGGTACGATACCGGCTATAACATTGAGCAGAAGCGGCGAATCATCAAAACGGCGCTGACGGTACGCAGAACAATGGGAACGGTGGCGGCGGTAAAAGCCCAGGCAGATGCCATCTACCCCGGCACCACACTGGAGGAATGGTTTGAATGGGGCGGCGAACCCGGCACATTCCGGCTCCATGTGGATATTTCCCAAACGGATGTACAGCACCCCATTATCTTCTTCACCAATGAGGAGATCGAAAGACGGCTTGCTACCGCAAAGCGATTCAGCACCCAACTTGAAAGCATGAGCTACCAGGTGGCGCACGGAATTGAAGTGGATGCAGCCGTGGAGGGCTGGACGGCATCGCCCCCGATCTGCGGCACGATTGTCTGCGGCGTTCATCCCAATATCAAAACCCTGGGTCACGCAATCGAGGAAGCTATACACAGTGGCGGCGGGGATGTTGTTACAGCCTACGCAGGCACACCGCCTGTCAGCGGCGCTATCCGCTGCGGCGAAAAGCCATAACCGATACCCAGGGAAAGGAGGGCCAATACAATGGCGTTTTTCAAGGAAAGTTTTTTGAACGCCCGGCGGGCCGAGCTGCTTCGCAGTGTATGCCGCTTCCAGTATCAGCTTAACGGCGGTACATGGAAAAACGGCGAGATCAACAGCAAGCAGATCCTTGGCACAAGTGTGGTCGTGTTCGTGAATGTTCCCAGCTCCGGCAGTGCTGATACCATTACCGGCGTGCGGGTATATGACAACAACGACAACCTGGCCGGAGAACAGGCCATCAGCCTGCAAAGAAGCAGTGTCAACACCGCACTGCTTCGCTTCGCATTCCCGCTGATCGAGGCGGAGTAACCGAAAAGGAGGAAACCCAATGGCTTATAATCGCACCTACTGGGTGGATCATGTGACAGACAAGGATGGCAAGGTGATCCAGCAGGGAACCTTGCTTGACCAGCAGCACTTCAACAACATGGAAGTGGGCCTGTCCGATCTCAGCCTTGCCCATGCCATCATGGCATTTAAGGACATCCAGGAAGATTACAACATCATGGACGAGCTGCACACCCTGACCTTGGAGCAGACCGGCCTTAAATGGCCGTTCAACAACAAGGAGAACACGGTGGCACTTGTCCAGCTCCGGGAGAACACAAATTACAGTGTCGAGGTTGCCGTGCTGGGTTACAGCGGCGGACGGCTGGGCGCTATCCGTGTGCTTGACCGGGCAAGAAACGGCTTTAAGCTGCTGCATGACGGCAGTGCTACCACCGTCCGGGTGGCGGTACGCATCAGCGGCGGCATGACCGATCAGCGGATTGCTGAATAACTTTACAGGAGGAATGACCAACTATGAAAATCGTTGAGAAAAACGAGGGCCGAAAGATTGCCTACAACCTGGACGGCACAAAGCTGGACTTTGCGGACGGTGCGCTGACCATTGACCTGGCCCGCTACCAAAAGGACGAGCCTGTGACCCGCGACATCATGGTAGACAATGAGGGTTACTTGGTAATGGGTCGTGGCCGCTACTATGTGGCCCAGGTGGAGATCCCCGCAAAGGAATACAAGGAAATCGAGATCCCCGCACCTGTGGCGGAGGAGGGCGAGGAAGCAACCGGCGGCATGAACAATATGCCCGGCATCGAGAGAACCCCGCTGCCCCTGAACACGGACAATGTAACCCTGTACCTGTTTGCCATTGATGGCATCTACATCTGCTAAGGAGGAAAACCATGGCTAATTTTGATATGGCTGAAATGGCCTTGAAAAGTGTCTGCCCCACCAACTGCATGAAGTACGACGATAAGGAAATGCCCAGCATCATGGTCTACATTCCCAAGTTCCGTCTGTGCGATGTGCTGTCCACTGCTGATACCAGCATCCATCCCGCGTTCCGTGTCAACGGCGTGGAGATCGACGGTTTCTATGTGGGCAAGTATCAAACCAAGCATTACAACGGCAGAGCTTACAGCCTGCCCGGCGAAGATCCCAGCAACACCGCAGGACTGGACACATTCGTTTCCTACAACCGGGCCAAGGGCAGCAACTTCCACGAGATCACCGCTGCTGAGTGGGCGGCCATTGCCCTGTGGTGCCACAAGAACGGCTGCGAACCCAAGGGCAATAACAACTACGGCAAGGACACCACCGAAACCGTCTACAAGGCAATCCCCAGCATGGCCCGCGACGGTGAGGGCAGAATCCAAAGAGTTGCCACCGGCACCGGCCCTGTTACCTGGAGCCATGACGGCACCCTGGGCGGCATTTGGGACATGAACGGCAATGTGTGGGAATGGTGTACCGGCCTGCGCCTGGTTTATGGAGAATTGCAGATCCTCCAGGACAACAACGCCGCCGATCCCACCGCAGACCTGTCCGCTGGTTCCGCTGCATGGAAAGCGATCAACGCCGCCGACGGCAGCCTGGTTACTCCTGACGGCAACGGCACCACCGCTGGCACCGTCAAGCTGAATTATGCAAGCTCCAAGTGGACATACAGCACCACCATCACCGGCACTACCGGCGCATACGGCTGTGCGTTCTCCAGTGTTGCGGCTGATTCCAGCATCGGCGATGCGGCAAAGCTGCTCCTGCAGGCGTTGGCAATGCTGCCCGACACGGCCCTGACCGGCACCGGCATTGACACCAGCTACGGCGGCGATTACTTCTACATCGACAACAATCAGGCAGAGCGCTGCCTGCTCCGCGGTGGCGACTGGGACAGTGGCTCCTATGCTGGGCTGTTCTACTCCAACCTGTACGACTCGCGTTCCTATGCCGGCGGCGATGTCGGCGGGCGCTCCGCTTTTATTGACTAACTGTACACTGCTTCCCGGCGCACTGTTAGCCGAGCGACAGCGAGGCCGTACAACGGAACCGACCAAAAGCTACGGATAAAAACAGGAGGCCCGCGCATAGGCGCGGGCCGATTTTGCGGGAACAGTTATTGGCGGGCGTAATAGGAGAATACGCCGGGTGGGATAAGGGGAATCAAAAGAAAGGGGGAATCACCATGCAGAGCGAGAAACCGCCCAGGAGCAGCTATGAGCCGCTGCGGCTGAGAGTGAAGATTGATGAAATGATCCAGTACGGCAGACCGCTTACGAAGCAGTTTAGCCGGAAAGATCGTGACCTTGCGGACGATATGCGGCAATGTATGTTGCAGATGTACCGGCTTGCAATCGAACTGGAAAAGAAATACTACCGCAAAACCACCACAAAAGAGCTGGACATTGAACTGGAATGGCTGCGGCATCTTGTGAGGATGGCGGCCAGTAAGGATTACTGCGGTGTGAAATACGCCCCACCCTTGTCCATGCATCAATACGAAGTATGGTCAAGGCTTAATGACGAGATCGGCAGGATG